ACATCAGAAACCTCGAAGCCCTTGCTTCAGCTTGGGAAAATTGGAAACGTAAACGGATTCCTCGCAAGGTTGGCAGCGAGCCAGCAAAGGAAGCTGGGGCAGAAGTAAATTCAGCTATTGATAAGGAGATTGAAAGAGCATTGTCTATTCAGTCTGCTATTGAACGAAGAGCCGCAAATGCAGTTTCTGCTAATGCTCCTTCCGGTTTGCAAAAAATACCTCAATCTGGAAGAACACGCGATAATAGTGTTGCAACTGGAATCGCCGTGGCTTTAGGTAGCTCTGGTGAAAAACGAAATGAGCGATGAAAAACTAGAGAAGTTCAAAGAGAACTACTACGACGACCGCCCTGACAAAAGCGAGTGGTTTCTTGAAGTGCGCGAACGTGCCAAGTCTCTCTCCCGTAATAACGTCGAGCATTACGCTCCCCACAAGGCAGCGTTGGCGTTGTTCCTTTTATCTCAGGGCGCAAGGATAACCGAGATTTCCAAGAAAACTGGGATAGGACGTGATGTAATCCGTGGGCTAGAATGGCGGCATAACGATACCCTAGAGACGAAGCGTAAGGAGTTCTCCATGCGTTACGCCATCGCCGCGCAGGAATACACCGATTTGTTATTTGAACGCGCTACACAGCTATTTGACGACCCTGACAGCCTTGCCAAGATTTCCCCTGAGAAGCTGGCAATCACGGTTGGTATTCTCACAGATAAAGCAGCACAGCTTACAGGCATGGCAACTACCGTTGTGGAGCATCGCAAGGGAGCAAGCCTAGATGACGCTGCAAACCTTATCAATGAGGCAAGAACACGCATTGCCAAAGGTAAGGTAGTTGAAGCTGAGTTACTATGATTTGGAGAGCGCATCAAATCCTCACTCCTCCAACGGACGAGGAGATAATCGAGATGACACCTGAAGAGGTATTGTCAATACATCGTATCTACCACGAAGCTATTGAGAATGCCGAAAAAGACCCGTATCAGTATGGGTTTCGATTGCCTCACTGGATGAAGGCAGAGGAGCAGCTTCACGAAGTAAATGAAATCCTAGCACTTGGCGGTAACAGAAGCGGGAAAACCCAGTGGGGTGCATTCTCCGTTGTCCGTGCTGCGGTGGAGAATCCTAACTCTGAGATATTCTGCTTTGCTCAAACGTCCGAAGTATCTATCCGCCAGCAACAAAGCGCGGTATGGGCATGGCTTCCTGAGTATCTAAAAACGAAGTTTACTAGCGCAAACGCCTACATTTCCTACAAGAAGAAAACAGGATTCACTGATTCGTCGCTAATCCTACCAAACGGTTCACAGATTATCTTCAAGACGTATTCCCAGTATCAGAACAATCCTACCATCCTAGAGGGCGCGGAGCTTGGATCTAGGAATCCCGTGTGGCACAATATCGGCGTATGGCTGGATGAATACCTTCTTGGTCCCGAATTAATAAACACTCTACGCTTTCGGCTTGCAACTCGCAATTCTAAGATGCTGGTGACGTTTACCCCGATTGACGGGTGGACTGAGGTTATTAAGGAGTATCTAGACGGCGCAACAACCATTGAAAGCAGGGAAGCAGAACTGCTTAATAATGAGCTTGTTCCGTATGTCCAGAAGTCTAAGAAGCTAAATGCGTCTATTCATTACTTCCACTCGCAGGACAATGCTTTCGGTGGATACGAGCGCATCAAGGACACGCTGAAAGGCAGGACACGGGAAGAGATTTTGATTCGTGCTTACGGTGTGCCTATGAAGTCACACGCTACCAAGTTTCCCAAGTTTAACAAGGTTGTCAACGTGGTGGAGCCGGAAAAGATTCCGACTCGCAACATCACAAGGTATCACATTATCGACCCAGCAGGATCAAAGAACTGGTTTATGTGTTGGATCGCCGTAGATGAGGGGGGAACAATGTGGGTTTACCGCGAATGGCCTGGGGTTGACGTAGGCGACTGGGCGGAATGGCGGAATGGTAAGTGGATGCCTGGAGAGGGTGCTAAAGGGCAAGGCTACGGTATCCGTGACTATGTTGACCTTATCGAGGAGGTAGAAGGCGAAGAGGAGATTTTTGAGCGGTTAATTGACCCAAGATTAGGCGCAGCAAAGTATCAAGTTCAGGATGGTTCATCTTCAATTATCGAGGATTTGAACGAAGCAGGACTAGTTTGCATCCCTGCTCCTGGGTTGGATATTGACGATGGGCTGCAAGCATTGATCGGGAAAATGGCATGGGATACTTCTAAGCCGTTGGATTCCGTCAATCGACCACATTTCTACATTAGTTCTGACTGTGAGAACATTATCCAAGGCTTGTCGGAATATACCGGAGACGGCGGATTAAAGGAAGCATGGAAGGACGTGATTGACGTTTTACGTTACGCAGCAATCGCTGGAATAGATCATGTTGACAATTCCGTCAATTTAGTTACAACTCAGGGAGGTGGAGGCTACTAATATGATTGCAAAGAAAGAACCAAAAAAACGAGGACGGCCAGCAAAGGTTGTTGAAGCTGTTATTGCAGACCTTCCAGAATCTTCATTGAAGGCGATGATTTTACAGACCTGCAATAACCCTACATGGGTAAAGGGGCGGATTGACGGATTCAGCGTAAATATTAAAGTCCCCGCTCAAATGGCAAGCCGCTTGATTGGGAAAGAAGTTGATGTTATCCTTGTTGATTCCGACCTTGGGGACTACTACCAATACACACCATGAATCCAATTCAAGAAATAGAAGATGAGTCCCTTGTTTATGTGGACAAAGAGCCTGATATTGGTGCGTTGGCAAATGCTTACGACACCTGCCTGATTGATCTAGATTACTACTTTGAGTCTTGCTTGCGTTCTTATAATGACCGCCGGAATATCTGGGATGGCAAGTCGGACGACCTTCGCAAGAACGGAGCAAACGCCTTTCCGTGGCAAGGTGCTTCTGACCAAGAGGTAAACGTAGTTGGCGAGCGCATTGATATGTATGTTGCGCTGTTTGATCAAGCGTTGGCTCGTTCCCATATCAAGGCGTTCCCTACTTCAATGGCTGCAATGCCCAAGGCTGCGGTTGTTTCTGGCTTTCTTAAATGGATGCGCTCTAGCTACATTCCTGACTTCAAGCGGCAGATGGAGCTTGGCGGAAACTACCTAATGGAGAAGGGAATCATGGTTTCCTACGTTGGCTGGAATCGTGAGAAGCGTTCTTATCTCCAGAGCATCAGCCTAGAACAGATTGGTGAAGCATCCCCTGACCTTGTGGAGTTGATTCTTAGTGGGCAGGATGACGAGATGTTGCTTAATCTGATCCAAGATTCCTTCCCTGACCTTTCCACTAAACGAGCAAAGAAGGCAATTAAAGACCTCCGCAAGATGGGCGCAGCAGAAATCCCACTTCCGCGCCAAACGGTTGACTGTCCGGTCGTCTATGCTTGCGCTCCCGATGGTGAGGTGATGTTCCCGTCCTACATTTCAGACCCGCAACGCGCTCCGTATATGTTCTGGCGCACCTTCCTCACGGCTCAGGAGCTTGAGAAAAAGGTAACGAACGAAGGCTGGGATAGGAAATGGGTGGATAACGCCATTGAAACACTTCGCGGTAAGGACTCCATGTATCTTGATGGCGAAAAGGTAAAGACCCAGACTCGCCTTCCAATTACCGATGACAACGATCTTGTGATGGTTGTGTATGCGTATCAGCGTTTGATTGACGAAGAGGACGGTTCCGAGGGTATTTACTGCACCGTGTTCCATCCGCAGACAGAGGGCTTCGCCAAGCATGAACTCCTTAACGGATACGACGATTATCCTTTCGTAGTCACTCGGCTTGCTAATGACCAGAAGAGAATGTATGAGGTGCAAACCTTCTCCGATATTCTCCGTGGACCTCAGATGCAAATTAAAACAGAGCGTGACAGCCGCATTGATCGTGCGTCTCTTGCAACTCTACCTCCTATTATGCATCCTGCTGGACGGCCTCCTTCTGATTGGGGGCCTGGTCGCAGAGTCCCGTATCGGCGTTTGGGTGAAATTTCATTCGGTCCGATTCCTCCGAGGGACGATGGTTCTGTTGAGAGTGAGCTTTCGATGCGTGGGCAAGCGGATAGGGCTATTGGCTTAGACCTTACAAATCCCCTTTCGTCGGCGCGGCAGCAGTATTACATTGGAAAGTTCCTAGACCATGTTAAGGATGTGCTTACGATGGCATGGAAGCTGTATCAGCGAATGGGACCGGATGAAGTGTTCTTCCAAGTAACGGGCAATCCTAACCCACAAGTGATGACCAAGGGTAGTCCCGATGAGGACTTCTCGATTATGGTTTCGTTTGATTCCTTGTCGAGTGACCCAGAAACAGCGGAGACGCAGTTGAAGAATATGGTTCAGTTGGTTCAGTTGGATCGTAATGGCATCATGGATGTGAACAAGCTGCTTGAGTTTGCGGCTTCCTCGATCAATCCAATCTTTGCGGATTACGTTCTGCAACCAGCGGAAGAGGCACAGCAGAAGGTTGCGAAGAACGTCACTGATGACCTTGCTAAAATCTTTGCTGGCATTGAAGTCCCCGCTCAACCTAACGGCGCACAAATTGCCATGCAGATGGTTCAGGCTTACGTCCAGCAGCCCGATGTTGCGGCTAGAGCGCAGTCTGACGAGGCTTTCGCCGCTCGCTTGCAGAAGTATGCCAGCCAGTATCAATTCCAGCTACAACAGGCGCAGAACGCCGAGATTGGACGTATCGGAA